ATGTTGATGGAAATTTATATTGGAAAAATGATGCAACAGCAGATGTATCACAATGGGCTACATATAATGCAGTTCAAAATGTTGATTTATCAAATAATGATATAAATAATGTTAATTCAGTAGCATTAAATTATTTATATGCATCGACAAATGGATTTATTAGTGTAGAAAATGGTCTTAATATGAATAATAATGCTATTAGTAATTGTCCTGAATTTACATCGAATAAAATTGTTACTAATGAATTAGATGTAGGTGTATCATTTTCAAATGTTATATTTAATGACACACAAAATATTTTAAATTATAAAACAATTATGGGTTTAAGATCTGGTAATTATATGAATATTGTTGATCCAAATAATAATACAATTACAAGTCAAACAGAGGCAGATTTATCAGGTTTTGGGACTATTTCATCATTAAAATTAAATCCTACTTTTATGCAACAATATACTTATTATGTAAGTTCAAATGGAGATGATAATGGCACTGGATCATTTGAAAATCCATTTTTAACAATATCTAAAGCAATAACAGTATGTGAAAGTTATACGACATTAGATAATACATATAGGTTTATAAATGTAGGTTCAGGGGTATTTAATGAAAATTTAACAATCACTAAAAAAATAAATATTTTAGGATGTTCTAATAATGCTTTTATGAGTGGTACTGGATGTGAATTAAATGGAACTATTAATGTTGTTTTAGATGCAAATGGCTCTGATATGTTTAATAATCAAGTAAATATATCAGGGTTTTTATTAAATGGTCAAATTGTTTATAATTCAGTTGTAAATGGGTGTTTAAATTTAAATAATATGTTTATATATGCTCCTAATAATACATCAGGACGTGCAATATATATTAATCCTCAAAGTCCATCGACAGATTGTAGATTTAGATTATTAAATTCAATAGTAAATAGTTCAGGATCAACAGGTACAGACCCTCTTTTTGAAATAACATTAGGAGGGTTAGTGGTCTTAAATAATAATCAATTTACAGCAAAAGGCTTACAAAATGTATTATTATTTAGTGGTACATCAACCTGTCAAAATATAAATAATAATACATTTGAAAATGATAATACTAATCCAAATGTACCATCAATATGTAAAATAACTGTTAGTAATTCATCAACATTCAGTTTCTCAAATTGTGGATTTTTATATACCAGTAGTACTAATAAATCAAGCAATAATAATGCAAGTGGTATATTATGTAATAGTACATCAGGTAATCCAAGATTAATTGTTGTTTATTGTTCATTTTTCTTAGTAGGTACTAATAATTCTAATTATGCAATCCAAGATTTACAACACGGAAGTGCAAATGCTATGGTTGTTTTATATTATATGAATAATGCAAGTCCAACTAATGCATTTTCAATAAATGCTACAACTAATGTTAATAAATTCCAATTGCAAGTTGTTTCATAATTTAATATAAATTAATTTATTTAATATTAAATATCTAATATAAATATATATATGGAAAATAATAAATATTTAAATGGTAAAATATATAAAATAACTAATAATTTAAATAACGATATATATATAGGATCAACGTGTCAAAATTTAAAACAAAGATTTCAATGTCATATAAGAAGATATAAACAATTTATAAATAATAAAACAAATAAATTAACAGTATTTGATTTATTTATTAAATATGGTGTTAATAATTGTAAAATTGAACTTATTGAATTATATAATTGTAATTCTAAAAATGAATTAGAATTAAAAGAGGGTTATTATATTAAAAATAATAATTGTGTTAATAAATATATAGCAGGTAGATCTAAACAACAATATAGAATTGATAATAAAGAAAAAATTAAAAATAATAAAAAAATTTATTATATCAAAAATAAAGATATTATTAAAGAAAAAATTAAAATTAAAAAATTAAAATTAAATAATTTTAATGATGATAATAGATGATTACATAGTGAATATATTTTTTTATTATGATAAGTTTATATCTTAATTATATATATTATGTATATAATTTATAGAATATGCAGGGTATGCAGGGTGAAATAGTAAAATTTAGTATAATATTATAATTTTTATAAATATTAGTAATTTAATCAAAATCACTATGTATATACTACACACTATGTAATTAGTAATTTTTATATAAATATAGATGTATTTATATAATAACTTTTAAAAAATTATAGATATTTATATCTTATATGATCATAAAATTATAAAGAAATATTATTATAGTCTTTTCTTCTAAATAAAATTTTAATTGAAGCGGCACAATTTGTATTAAGATAAAGAGGATGTAAATTACCATAATAATCTTTCCAATATGCACTGATTTCAATAGCACTAATCGGTGAATTACCAGTTAAAGAAATTAAACGATATTCTGAACTTGGTATATATAATATATTAGGTTTATATCTATTTAATGCATCCACATTTACGACATAATCACTAATGATATTTCCGATGTTTGAATTAGTACTTATACTTGGATTTTGAACCCCAAATATTTTTGGTTGACCAATATTAGTACTAATTATAGGTAATAAACTTGTAGTAAAGACGATACTCATAATAGGATTCCATAAGGCTATTGTAGTTCCTTCTTGATAAGTTTGTAAAACATTATAATTTGTTAAATTCAAAACATTATTATTATTATTATTAAATATACTTAATAATACATTTTTTCCATTTTGGGAATTATTAGATATAACTGTTGATGGAAATGTATTAAATAAATTATATAATGGTGAGTTCATATATAATTTTATAGGATTATTTATATTTAAATCATAACCAGCCTCATCACAGTCCAATATAGCAACAAAATTATTAGGATCAAATTCCATAAATGGTGGTATTAATGAAGGTAAATTATCTCCTCCAGCAATTACTTTATTATTTAAATTTGTTAAACATGTCTTAAAACATAAATTTAACATATTTATAAATGATTGATAATGTGATAAAAAATAATAAGATGATGTAAGATCTTGAAAATCAAGCGGGGGTTGTGGTAGTGATTGTGTAAGATCATCAGGTATAAAATAAATATATTCTTGTTGTTCATAATTTTTATATGTTAATGTAACACTATAAATTAACAAATTTATATCTGATTGACCTAATTGAACTAATGGAATAAATACAGGTAAACTATTACCAGTTTGAACTTCAAATCGAACAACACTCATATAATAATCTTCGGGCTTATGAAGATATGCATTCGATCTATTTTCAGTAAAACTAATAGGAATAGGGGCATTATTTCCTTTTAAATCATTATTAATAATTTCAAGATCATAATATACATTTACAGGTTCTATATAAAAATTAGTAGTCATTATATATATTAATTAATAAAATAATATTTTAAAATATTATTTATATTATACAAATAAAATAATATAAAAAATAATAAATATATATAATTAAATGTCATTAACAAAAAAAGAAAAATTACAAAAAAATAAAATAATAATACAATGGAAATATTTTTTAGTAGAATTTTAATATAGATTATTTATATTAAATATAATATAAAAATATTTTTTAGTAGAATTTTAATATAGATTATTTATATTAAATATAATATAAAAATATTTTCTTAATATATTATATAATGCAATATATAATATATGATAAACAAATTAATGAACTTGTTGGAATTTTTAAAACTTATGATGAGGCATTTATTCATTTTATAAATTTTAATTTATTAGAAAGATTAAAATATCTTAAAAATAAATTAATGAATGAAGAATTTAACTGTGATAATATAGATTTTATAAGAGATATAGATATTTTAATAAATGATATATGTACTAATTTATATAGTGAAAATATTGATGTTCAATTTTTAAAAGATAAATTAAATTTAGCTCGTGATTATCTACATATAAAATATGATAATAAATATAATATTAATTGTAATATATTATGTTTTTATGATAATAAACAACGTAGTATTTTTTTAAATAAAATAGTCTAAAGAATTAATAACCAAATTATTTAATTGTAATTTTTCTAAATTATTTAAATATGAAGAAAAGGATGGGAATAATTGTTTATAATAATTTCGTGATGATATATTTAATTTATTATTAGAATTATCAATATCACAACCTCCGCTATATAATAATTGATAACATAATAATGAATTATGTGATTTAATTAAATATCGTTCATTAGAAACAAAAATTATATCTAAAGTAAAATTATTATTCATTTTTTTAGTTAAATCTTCTGGGGGTTTATTATTAATTGTTTGTATTAAACTTAAAAAAACATCATCAGAACAACATAAATTAATACATTTATATAATGGTGTAAATCCATTATTATTTATTATATTAATAGAATTATCTGATAATAAATATCTTGCTAATCTAATAACTTGTCCATTATTAGAATATATACTTGAAAAAATTAAATTTTCTCCTAATAAATTTTTATAATTAATATTTGGATTTGTTGTTAATAATAATTTAATAATTTCTAAATTACCTATTTGAAATGAATAAAAGAAAGGAGTACCAATTATATTTGAATTTAATAATGGTTCATCATAAATTAAATTTAAATTATTTTTTATCCATAATATATCATTATTAGTTATTGATATATATACTTTATTTGAATTATCTGGAAGTAAATATTTAATAAAAGGATTTTGATAATTATATTTTTCTAATATCTGAAGTATTGTAAAATTTGATGAATAATTTAAAGTTAGGTCCATCCATCCATTATTTGTTAAATATTCAATAACTAAATTATTTTGAAGTATAATTGAAGGTATTATAAATTTTTTAGGATTTGCATTATTTAATATTAAATATTTAATAATTGTTAATTTACTGAATTCATCTATATTATTATTTGATAATGATGAATTATATACATCATCTATTATATTATTATCAATATTTAGATATATCCATTGAACTAAATAAAAAATACCTGAAAAACAAGAATTTTTTAATAATGACTGATTATATTTACAATTCATATTTATTAACATTTTTGTACATTCAATTTTACCATTATAACAAGAATAATCTAATAAACTCATATTACCAATATTATTATTTAATAAATTTTTATCATTATTAATTAATGTATTTAATGATAGAGCATCATCAGAATTTATAAAATTTAAAATATTCATATTTGACATTATATAAATATATATATATAAAAAAACTCCCTTTATTTGTATTTTATAAATAATAAATGACTAAAAAAGGGGCTTAGATTTTTAATTTATATTTAAAAGTAAATATAAATTAAAAATTTTAAAATTTTTAATATTTATTTATAAGATTTTTAATATTAAATATTTTTTGCCCCTTTTTTAGTAATTATTTTACAAATATACTCCCTTTTTATATTTATTTTATAAGTAATTATTTTATAATTAAATATTATTATATATAATTATAATTAAAGAAATAGAATTTAAAAAATAAATATATAATATTTATTATATGATTAAAAAAAATTCAAAAAAAAATAAAAAAATATTATTATTAGAAATATATATAAATTTATTAGAAGAACAAAAAGATTTATTAAATAAAATTATTAATTTAATAGAAAATAATTAATTTAATCAAGATCATTATTTATTTCATCATTAAAATTATATTTTATATTAGTATAATATTTAATTCTTGTATTTAATTTATTAATATTTAATTTTTCCATATTTTTAGAAAAAACAACAGGACTTAATTTACTTTTACAAAATGTTGAATTATTATAATTATTTAATAATTCAGTTGAATTAATTTTATCATCAATTTTATCAGTTTTTACTAATGTATAATTAAACCATTCATTTAATATATTATTTTCATTAATATATTCTTCGTTATCTTTTAATATTGATTTTGGTATTATTAACTCTTCCTCATTTTTATATTTATAAGCATTTTCTATTAATAATAAAATAAATGTTGTTATAAATTCATATGTATTAATATTATCTTTTAAATTATAATCTATAGGTTTTTGTATTGATTTATTAGTTATTAAATTTTTATCAATAAATTCGAATGGATATCTAATTATAACTAATCTTCTTCTAATACCTCCATCAATAGATGATAGATGCGGGATATCATTACAACCAATATGAAGAGTAAAATTTGGTTTAAAATTTATCATTTTAGGACCATATAATGCTCGTGCAGATAATTCATCATTACCACTATAAGCTTTTATATTAGCATTATTTATTTTCTTTTCACTATCATCAGGTTCAGATACATTTACATATTTACTATACTCTAAACTTAATAATTCTGGGTCACACCCTCCTTTTTTTATACTTCCATTTAAAAAATTATTACTTACTGTTTTATAATATTCAGATCCAAGACTACTTTTAATCATAGACTGTAACAATCCCTTGCCGTTACCGCCTCTTCCACTATGGATGTAGAATTTTTCATTTTTATTATTAAATAGACTTTTTGAGGTTATTTTTAACCAAAAATTTACAATTTCATCATCTTCAAAAATTGAATATATAATTTTATTAATTTTTAATTTTACATCTTCATTAATTTTTTTAATTTTAATTTCATCATTTATAATTTCATATTTTAATTCATATCCTGTTGTTATAGTTATATAATCATCTTTATTAATAAATCGGAATTTGTTTAAATTATAATCATATAATATATTCTGAAATGCTATATAATTTTTATTATTTAATTTAGTATTTAAATTTTCAATTAAATAATAAGATTGAATATTTATAATTGTATTTTTTACAAAGCTTGTTGATCCTACTAATTTAAAATAATTATTATATTTTGTTAATTTTTCTGTATATTTTTTATCTTCAATATCTAATAATGCAAATTGTTCTTTACCATATTCTTTTAATTGTTTAGATATATCATTACACATTGAAATGGGGTATTTATCACCTCTACTTATTAAAATGTTATTATCATTATATTCAAACCAACCTAATTCATAACTATATATATATTTTTTAGGAGATATATTATAATATAATAATCCCAATGTATAATTATCTAATGATAAGCACCAAAAATCTTCACGTATTTGTGATAATTCTTTAAATAATTCATAATTATCTTGTTTTAACCAATAATATAAAGTTGAAATTTTATAAGCATCTTTAGATTTTATATTTTTTAAAATTTTTTGATTACTATTGTTATTATATTTTTTACTTTTTCTACTAAAATAATCAAATAATTCTAAATTCAAATTTTCATTTATAAATATAAAATATGTTATTAACCAATAATTATAATTATCATAACGTTCAGAACTTAAACCATCTAATAATCTTATTAATATTGTTTCTTGTTTATCTAAATTTTTATTGTTAATTAATTTGCTATCATTTTTATTATTAATTATTTTATCATAATTTTTATTATCATTATTATTATTTTTTTTATGTTCTTTATTTGTATCAATAATATCTTTAGCATTTAATATTTTTGTTAATTCATCAAATTCAGATCTTTTTAATAATGGTATATTTTCAAGTGTTGAATTTTTCCATTCTCCGATAATACACGAAGAACCATAAAAAATTTCCCCCCCATCAAATTTTAGTTGTGAATTTTTAAGATCATTATAATCATCATTATTAATTTCAAACCAAAAATGTTTTTTATAATAATGATTTTTATTGAATGATGATGTAATTGAATTTACATTATATAAATTATTATCTTTTAAGTATTTTTGAATTTTTATATAACTTTCTTCATCATCTGCATCAAATATTATATATTTGTCTCTATTACATCTATAATAAATTTGATTATATTTATTATTAGATTTTCTTTTATCATTTTTTTCATTTAATTTTTCTGTATTTTCTTCATAATGCCAGTCATAAAATAATCCATTGATTATTTTTTTACCACTTTCTTCGTCTTTTTCTATATTTAAATAAATATGTTTTGTATCTTTTAAAATTTCTGTAATTAATTTCATTATAGTATATATATATTATATATTATAATATTTCTTTATATTATTTTATAATTAAATATTAATATTAAATCAGATGAATAAATAATTAAATAAAAAATTATAGATCTAATTTAATATGATTTTTATTTTTATTTAAAAATGTCTGATGTCGTTTTGTTTTTTGATGTGTATATTTATTAAAATAAGTATAAGTTGACAAACAGATGTTGCAAATTATTTTTTCTTTTAATTTATCTTTATTTTTTGTTATAAATTTATTTACATATTCTGTAGATTTTTTTTTATTTTTTGTCTTAATTTCAGTATTATTAAGATCATTTACATCTATATTTATATTTTTTTCATCAGATAATATTGTATTATCATCTTGATTAAAATTATCATTAATAGTAGGTTTATTATTTAAATTTAATTGGTTAAATATTAAATCCATTATATATATATTATAATTATATATATAATTATACTTTTATATTATTATATAATTAAATTATTATATAATTATATAATTAAATTTTTACCAGTTAATTTAACATATTTATCATTAAGTAAGATGAATTCATTATATAAATCATCAATTATTTTTTTATTTTTTGTTTTATTAATAATTTTAGCTTTACCTAACATTTTATTAACAAGGCCTCCAGTATTTGTTGTAAAATTCATAATTTTATATGTAGATGGTGATATATTTTTTATAATATTTTCCATAGATTGAAATAAAAAATTTTCAGCTTGTTTAGTATATAAATTTTCTGTGATTAAACATTCTTTACAAAAAACTTGACAATTATTTTTAAGACCATCATATAAAAAAAATTTATTATCTCCTATTCTTTTACGTGTGTTATCTAACATATGATTAATTGAAAATTTTTTATTATTTAAATATAATTTAAAAAATTCTGTGTCTTTATTAGTTTTATAATCAGTAGATACATTTATAACTTCATTTTTTTCTATTATTAAATTTTTATTAGATCCTATATTTGCTATAAGTGCTAAATGAAATAATTTATCATATCCATTATCTTTTAATAATTTATCCCATTTACCTAAACTAATAATATTTAAAGATTTATTAATTATATCCATAATTGGTGTACGTGCAATTGTTAATTCTTTTATATCAACATTACCATATTGAGATAACATTTTTGTTGTTTTATTATTATAAAATTTTTTAGGACTAAAAAAATCTTTTATCATATTTATTGGTTTATTTATTAGATCTCTAATTCCTGATCCTTTTAGATGTTTATGTTCATCTTTTAATTCTCCAAAAATTAATGTTATTCCATTTTTTAATTTTTTAGTTTTAAATAATTTAAATTTAGTTTTTGGTATATTTCTAAATCTAAAACTTAATTTTGTTTCTCTATAAAAATGTTTATTAGGATTCATAAATTTTTCTACTTCATTTTTTGCATTTTCTAAATTCCATTTATCTTTTTTAAAAATAATTGCATGTAAAGCCCAATTACTATCTTCTTTATTTTCTATATTTTCCATATTATATATATTAATTTAATAAAATTAAAAATGATATAAAAATATAATAATATATTTATATTGAAATTGTATATAAAATATTCTACTTTATATTATTGTTTTTGTCCCATAGTTATGATATAATTAATAATATAATTCATATATAAAAACATACAATTTCATATTATATTATAATTTTATTAATTATAATATTACCATAAAATATAATAGCTTAATGATGCTGGTGATAAATTATTATTTGTTTTTTTCATAACATTATAAGATCTTTTTCTATAATTATTAGATTTTAATTTAGTAGTACCATCATCAATTTTATTTAAAAATTCAAGCCAAGCATATATAATTTTATCTTTATATGAAATTTTACCAAAATTAATACCATCATAATTTAATTTATGTTTTCCATCATTTGATATAGATAATAAATTAGGATTATAATTATTTAATTTAGCTTTAATTTTTGCAAGATTTAAATATTCTTCTAAAGTTAATTTATATTCATTTAATTGTTTTTTAAATAAATTTTTATTTTCATTATAAATAATAGCTTTCATTTGTTTTTTTGCATTTTCTAATGATAAATTTTTATTAGAAAAACATTTATCATTATTTAATTTACAAACTTTATAACCATTATTAAATTTTTTAATTTTATAAGGCATATAAATTATACTTGTATATTATTTATAGAATCATCATTATTATTATGTGTTATTTTTGGTTCATTTTCTATTTGTCTATCTATTTCAATACAACAACATTTTATTTTATTACATTTACTTAAAAAACAATATCTTACCATTAATGCAATTAATGCAATTAATCCTGTAGATAATGAAGAAAAAAATACAATATTATTACTGTCCATATATTATACTTATTATAATTAAAATATAATAATTTAATTATTTATTAACAAATATAGTATTATTATTTACTTGGGATATATAACCTGAAGCCATACCACTCATATTAATTAATAATGAAATGGGATTTATATTTATAGATGATAAATATACATTAAAATATAAATTAAAACATTGAGAAGAATTATAATATAATAAAATCGGGACTGTTGATGTAAATGTATTATTTTTAGACGGCACAAAAGAAAAATAATTATATAAATTTGAATTATTAATAAATGTTGAAGCTGGTTGATTACTTATATAAAAATATGCTGTTAAATTAGATACAAATGATGTTGAAGTCATTTGTATATTAATATTATTTATAAATAATTCTAAAGTTTTAATATCAGTATTTTGAATAGGTAAATTAAATAAATATGTATATACTTGTAAAGATGATATATTTATATTTAAATTTGTAAAATATTGTTTATATATATAAACAGGCATTGGAGTTAATGATGTGTAATGTAAATTTGTACATGTTAAATTATTAACACCACTTATATCTTGATTATTTGCATTATTACCATTTTGTAATATATCTGATAATGTTGATGTTGTTTTTGGTATTGGAGGGTCTAAATTTGTATAATGTAATGTATTTAAAGTTAAATTATTTACATTAATTATATCTTGATTTGTTGCATCATTTCCATAAGTTAAGACCTGTGACAATGTATCTGACTGATTTGATATAAAATTTAATAATGATGCAGTTAAAATAATTCCATCTAATACATAACCTGAACAACATAAATAAAAAGATGGTTCAGATAAAGTCTGTCTAAATGTTAAAATTTCAGTACCATTAATATATGTTCTTAATTGAGTATTAAATAATTTTAAAATAATATTTAAACTTGTATAAGATGATGTTATATAAACCCCTTGATTTCCATTTATGATTTGATATATTAAATGTTGTGATGGATACCAAAAAATTCCATATTTAACAGTTGAAGACTGATATATATCAGAAAATCCAAAAAATACTGAATTAGATAATGAAGATGAATCTTGAAAATCAAGATCTACAGTTGCTGTCGGAAATGTAATATTTTGATTTGAATAAAATCCTACTTTAGGATCGGCATGACCCATTAATATTGTTGATGAATTTGGTTGAGATGTATTAGATCCTATTAATGAATAAGTTATACCTGATGTTGATATAGGAGGATCTAATTGAGTATAATGAATTATATTACCAGTAATATCATTATTAACATTTAAGTTTCCATCAATATTAACATTATTATCAAATTTAATTCCTAATATATTATTTGTTTTTAATTCTAATACATTATTCCCTCCATCTAATATATTTAAATTTTCTAAATTATAAGAATTAGCATTTAAAACTTGTTCTAATGGATTAGTTAATCCCTTATTTGCTATATCATTTATTTGATTTTGTAAATTATTTAATTTTAAATTAATATTCCACGACATTTTATTATATTATATTAATAAGATTTTTTTTATTAATATATTTATATAATTATGAATAAAAAAAAAGAAAAACAAATAATAAAATATGCTTTATCCGATGATGAAATTAAAAAATATATACCTAATACAAAAATTGTTAAATATTCTGATCTTAAAAAATATAATAATATAAGAGATCTTTTACCTTCTAATAAATCAACCGCTTTAATTTTATATGAACATGCCCCAAATATTGGACATTGGACTGCTATAATGAGATATTTAAATAAAAAAGGAATAGATACAATAGAATTTTTTGATAGTTTAGCGGATGATGGAAGACCAGATTCTGAATTAAAATGGTTATCAAATCAAGAAAATCAATTATTAGGACAAAATATACCATATTTAACAAATTTATTAAATATATCAAAAATACCTGTTATTTATAATAAATTTAAATTTCAATCTGAACATAATAAAAAAGATGGTAAGAATATTAACACGTGTGGACGTCATTGTGTTTTAAGAATAAAATCTTTATTAGATTGTGATTATGATCTACAAGATTATTATAAATTTATGAAAAGCATTAAAAAAGATAGTGATAATACTTATGATCAAATTGTGTCACATCTCACATTTGATACATCATAATTATTTTGTTAATTTTTTAATTATATTAGTTTTTATTTTATCATCTTCGTCATTCAATAATCGTATTTCGTGTTCTGTCATATTGACCATTGGATAGTTTTTAAATATAGTAGCCCATCTTGATTTAGAAAATTTATTTTTTATAATATCTTCTTTTTCAAGACCTATTTGATCTATTAAAAATTTTTTCATTTTTCCATTATTTCCAGAATGAGGAAAATATGTAATACTGTGACATTCGTTTAAAATTCGTCTTGTAAATGTTCCATTAGATGGAAGATGATTAGTAAGTATACATGAGAGATTTTCATGGCGGCCTATTTCTAAAACTTGATTTAAAATACTATAAACTGCTTGTTTTAAATTTTTATCTGAAATACAATCTATATCATCAAAAATTACTAATGAATTTTTTAGATCATATATATTAATAGGATCATCTATTAGACTTTCTTTATCTATTTTAAAACGTTTAACTTTTAACTCATCTAATGTTTGATCTTCTTTTAATGCTGAAAATATAAATATAGGATTATTTGGATATAAATTTTTATAAATTTTAATATAATTAGATGCATATGTTGTTTTTCCTGAGCCTGATGGACCTGTTATATATAAAATAGATCTTTCTGTATGTGGATTTGGAACTTGTTGTAAACAACCATCTTCGACTTTAATATTATTTATATTTGTTTTTAATTTATTTAATTCAGGAATAACTGAAATTATTTTTTTATTCTGTTTTCCTCCTTCTATTCTTGCTAAAATATTACCATTTTTATCATATGATAATGACATATTTATATAATTAATATTTATAAAAAAAATCTATTTAAATATATATGAATTATAACACTAATTTTAAAATTGAATTAAAAAATAATTTTAAAGATAAAAATGTTAGCGATACATCGACACATCTTTATTTAAGAAATTTAGAAAAACTTAATGATAATTTACCTTTAAAAAACCTTAATTTTTTAAATAATGTTGATGATATTTTAAATAAATTAAAAGATTATAAACCTAATACATATAGGTCTTATTTAATTAGTATTTGTTCATCTTTAAAATTTGACAAATCTAAAAAAAATATTAAATTATATGATAAATATTACAAATTATTAGATGAAGTTAATAAAGATCTTAAATTAAAAGAAAAACAACAATTAAAAAGTGATACACAAAAAGAAAATTGGATTACTTGGAATGAAGTTGAAAATGTGTATAAAAATCTTGAAAAAGAAGTTAATACATTTAAAAATTTAAAGCAACTTAATCTACATAAATATAATATTTTATTAGATTATGTTGTATTATCATTATATTATTTTATCCCGCCTAAAAGAAATCAAGACTGGACATTAATGAATTTAATTTATAAAAATAATAATGTTTTATCTATTGATAAAAATTATTTGGATTATTCTGATGAAAAATTTATTTTTAATAAATATAAAACATCAAAAACAAAAGGAATTTTAACTGAGGATATACCTACTGAACTTATGAAAATTTTTGATCTTTACTTTAAATATCATCCATTACTTAAAAATAAAAAAATTAATAAAAATACAAATGTACCCTTACTTGTTTATAATAATGGAAATCCATTATCATCTGTTAATTCAATTACAAGAATTCTTAATAAAATTTTTAATAAAAAAATTGGTTCAAGTATGTTAAGACATATTTATTTATCATCTAAATATGCAACTAATATTACTGAAATGAAAAAAGATGCTGATATTATGGGTCATAGCATTGATACCCAAATTAATAATTATATTAAAAATTAAATTTATTTAATTTTATGATCATATTAAGATATATGTGTGCGTGATATTTAAAATTATATTTTAATATTAATAATTAAATTTATTTAATTTATTTTATAATTATATGATCATATTAAGATATATGTGTGTGCGTGATATTTAAAATTATATCTTAATATAATCTGTTATTATATAATATAATATATAAAAGCATAGTATGCAGTGTGTGCAGTGTGTGCATAGTGAAAATAATAAAATCCTATAATATATATAATTTTTATAATTATTATAAGATTTATCATTTTCACCCTGTTCATCCTGCTTATGCTGTTTTATATATATAAAATTATATAATATAAGATTAATATAAATCTTATATTATATATTATTTCACCCTGCATAATATCTTATTACATCTTAAGGGCTTTAAGTAAATATTTTTTTATCTGATATACTAAATTTAAAACATTTATATCTTGAATTAATTTTATAATTTTTTGTTATAAGTTTGCATCCAAAAGGGATTTTTTTATTAAATAATTTTTCTATAATTTCTAAAATCATATTTATTATTATGATTGGTTCATCTGGATCAAATATTATATTTGTATGTTTAGGTATGTATGATAAAAAAAGTTTATCATTAATAGCTACAGTATCTATTTCTATATTTTTTATATTTACTGGTATATTTATTTCTTTAGTATCTATTATTAATTTATCTATTTGTATATTATCATCTTTAATAATATCTAAACTATTTAATTTACTTAATTTTATTGTTTTGTAGTGTTTCATTTTATAATTATATATAATCACAATTCTTTAAGTAGTTTTATAATTAAATATTTAAGATATAAAAAAATATATAAATTAAATTAAGATGTAAAAAAGACCATAAAAATATTTTTAATATATTTACATCTTGATGATATAAATTAATAAAAAATTTTGTAAGATGTAAAAAAGATCATAAAAATATTTTTAATATATTTACATCTTAAAAAATAAATTAATATTTTAAGGGGCTTTTTGTTGAAGAGCATAAAAAGACCATAAAAATATTTTTAATTAAGATGATAAAAGACCACACGCAAAATAATTTAAGGGGGTTATATACAAATATTATTTTAAGATAATAATTTTAAAATAATAAATTTTTAAGATGTAAAAAAGACCATAAAAATATTTTTAATATATTTACATCTTAAAAAATAAATTAATATTTTAAGGGGGCTTTTTGTTAAAGATCATAAAAAGACCATAATTTTATTTTTTACTATGATGACAAAAGACCACGCCAAAAATATTCTAAGGGGTTATATACAAATATTATTTTAAGATA